TGGGTATCACTGGAAGAAAGTGGAGAGGGAATCGAGGAGGATAGAGAGTGCCGATCAAGCCAGAAAACGCCGCGCGATATCCGAAAAACTGGAAAAAGGAAATTGTGCCGCGTATTCGCGAGCGGTCGGGCAATAGATGCGAGTGCATCGGGGAATGCGGGTTGTGGCATTACGATATCGACGGGCATCAGCACGATTCGCCGATCATGCTTAACCGCCGCACGGTAATTCGGTGCTCGGCGGTGAACCGCGAGCCGCATCCGGTGACGAAATCAATGGTAGTGCTCACGGTGGCCCATCTGAACCACACCCCGGAAGATTGTCGCGACGAGGTGCTGCGCCATATGTGCCAGCGCTGTCACCTTCGCTATGACAGTTCCCACCATCAGAAAAACGCGCGCGTGACGCGGTTCAAGAAAATAGGGCAGGAGGATTTTGGGCTGTGAAACAAACTCGCAAGGCGTCTCTCGTCGAATCGCTTTTGAATGTGGCCATCGGATACGGGGTGGCGCTCGCGTCTCAGATCATCGTATTCCCGTGGTTCGGGATAAATATCCCGCTATCGAGCAATATCGCGATCGGGGTTATTTTTACGGTTATTTCTATCGGCCGCAGTTTTGCAATTCGCCGGTTGTTCGAGGCGATGCGCGTTAATGGTTTGCTGCCATGAGCGAATATTCAGACGTCGGAATCGAGCAACAGATACTTGGCGCCGTTTTGATGAATAACGCAGCCTATGGGCTGGTCGACGATATCGTGAAGGCGGAGCATTTCTTTGAGCCGCTGCACCGGCAGATTTGGGAGGTCTGTGGGTCGCTGATATCGATGGGCAAGCTGTGCTCGCCGGTGACGATTCGCACGTTCCTGCCGTCCGATGCGCGGGTGGGGGAGATGAGCCTGCGCGAATACGTGGCGGCGCTGTGCGCAGAGGCCACGACGATCATCAACGCGCCGGACTTTGCTCGGGTGCTGCGGGATCTGGCGGACCGGCGGCTGATAATCGAGGTAGGGCTGGAACTGCAGCAATCGCAGGAACGGGACAACCTGACGCTATCGGCCTGGGCGGTGGATTATCTCGATGGCATTGTGGCCGCGCAGTCGATGAACGATGCGCCAGCGGTCGATATGCGGCAGGCGGTGGCGCGCGCGATCGACGCGGCCGCGCATGCGTTCCAGCGCGACGGCAAGGTGCGCGGTGTGGCCTATGGGCTCGCTGGGCTGGATCAGAAAACGCTCGGCGCCATGCCGGGGCAGTTGATCGTGATCGCTGGCCGGCCAGGTATGGGCAAATCGGCCATGGCGCTCGGGATCGCGCGGAACATGGCGGAGGACGGCAATCCGGTGCTGTTCTGGTCCGGCGAGATGGGCGACGTCGATCTGACCACGCGGATGATCTCGGACAAGCTATGGTCGCCAAGCCACCGGCTGACGTATTGGCAGATTGCCTCGGGCAAATACCGAGAGGAAAAGTTCCACGATATCACGTGCGCCGGCCGAGAGCTCGCGGAGTTGCCGATCAGGATTGAGCAGCAGCCGGGGCTGACAGTGGCGCAGATCGGCGCGCGCGCGCGGCAGTGGAAGCGCAAGCACGGCCTCAAGGCGCTGTTCGTCGACCATCTGGGGCTGATCAAAGCCTCGGGGCGGTATGCCGGCAACAAGGTCAACGAGACCGGCGAAATCACGATGGGCCTCAAGACGCTGGCCAAGGAGCTCGGAATCCCAGTGTTCCTGCTCTGCCAGATCAATCGCGGCGTTGAGCAGCGAGAGGACAAGCGGCCGTCGCTGTCGGATCTGCGCAACTCGGGCGATATCGAGCAGGACGCGGATACGGTGATGATTCTATACCGGCCGGCCTATTACCACGCCAAAAAGGAGCCGCACCCTGCCAGCGCGGAATTCATCATCTGGGCCGATGAGATGGCGAAGTTCGAGCATCGGCTGGATGTGGCGATCGAGAAACAGCGGTCCGGCCCGGTCGGGACCGTTCGGTTGCACTGCGATGTGGCTTGTAATGCCGTGCGCGATGAAATTTCGGAAATGGACGATTCCCTGCTGACCCCCGGCGAAAAGATTGGAGATTTTGCATGACGTTCACGAGCACAACAATTCGGAAGCTGCGCGCGCTCAATCTGGATCAGGACACGTTCGACAAGGTGCTCGAGATATTCGAGGAGGCGAGGGAGGCGAAGCCAAAAAAGAAGGGGTGCGCGGCCGATCGGCAGGAGCGCGCGACGCGGTTACCGGACGATTGGGTGCTGCCGGAGGAATGGAAGCAATGGGCACTGCGAATCGGCCTGCAGCCGCGCGAGGTGCAGCGGGAGGCGACCAGCTTCAAGAATTACTGGCTCAATTGCGCCGGCTCCAAGGGCCTCAAGCTGAAATGGGATCTGACGTGGCAGACATGGTGCCGGCGGATGCTGGAACGTGCCGGGCGTCAGCCGATCGAGCCGGACGCGATAAGCGCCGCGGCGCCGGTCTCAGGGCCTCAGACGTTCACGGCAGCGACGTGGCAGGCCATCGCCAAGCGGATCAAGGCGGGCGCGCAGTGGAATCCGGAGTGGGGGCCGCCGCCTGGCCGGATGGATTGCCTGATGCCGGATCAATTCCTATGAAATATTTGTCGGTTTGCAGCGGCATCGAAGCGGCATCGGCGGCCTGGCATCCTCTCGGCTGGAAACCGTGGGCGTTCTCCGAAATCGAAAAATTCCCGTCCGCGGTGCTGGCGGTTCATTATCCTGACGTGCCGAACCTCGGCGACATGACAAAATTCAAGGATTGGCCAGATGCAGCTATCAATGTTCTCGTCGGCGGAACCCCCTGCCAGTCCTACAGCGTCGCCGGGCTCCGAAAAGGGCTGGATGACCCGCGTGGCGACCTCATGCTTACCTATGTTGCAATTGCTCGCCGATACCGGCCCTCGTGGGTGGTTTGGGAGAACGTCCCCGGCGTCCTTTCAGACGACGAGGGACGAAGCTTTGGAACGCTTCTGGGACTCCTCACCGGAACAATCGTCGAAGTGCCAAAAGACGGATGGCAGTCTGCGGGATTTGTCGAGGGCTACAAAGGCGCTTACGGCCTCGCATGGCGTGTCCTGGACTCTCAGTTTGTCCGAGTGGACGGGTTTGGACGGGCTGTCCCTCAGCGACGACGGCGTGTGTTCGTTGTCGGATATCTTGGAGACTGGCGACGTGCCGCGGCAGTATTATTTGAGCGCGAAAGCATGTCGGGGAATTCTGCGCCGCGCCGAGAAGCGGGGAAAGGATCTACCGGAGCAACTGAGGGCGGCTTTGCAAGCAGTGGCGATGGATTCTGGAGAGATGGAATAGGGCCGCTTCGCGCCCGTGAGCAGGATAGTCACGAAAATCTGGCGGTTTTAGCGCCTGATGTTGCCAACCCGCTCACCGCCCGCATGCACAAGGGTGTCAACACCACGATGGACGAGGGGCAGACCATGATCGGGGAGCCTGTGGCGTTTGATTGCAAGGCTGGTGGCGAGACTGGGTTTGCGATCGGCGACGTTCCTGGTCCGATGCGCGGGGAGGGCCACGGCGGCGGCCATTCGGCTGTTGCGTTCCAGCCTCGATTCGCCCGCAACGGCCGCGGTGCGCCTGATACGGTGGCCTCGGCGCTGACGGGAGAGGCTGGGCGGACCGGGAAGGGCGATAGCGCGCAGTGCGTGGCGTTTGGCATCAGGTCTGACGCTTCCCGCACAGGCGAGGCTGTGACGCCATCTGCGGACGCTGAGGGGCGCGTGAGGCTGCGCAATCCCGGCATGGGGGTTTATGAGGAGCTGGCGCCGACGATCGATAGCAGCCAGCCGCACAGCGTCGCATTTACTGTGAGCGAAAATTCCCATGGGTTTGCTTGGGAAAGCGAAGTCAACCCGACGCTGCAGGCTCGGGGGCAGAATGCGGGCGCGAATCAGTTCGACGGCGTGCTGTCGGGGTGGGCCGTGCGGCGCCTGACGCCAACAGAATGCGAGCGTCTGCAGGCGTTCCCTGACGGCTATACGAATATCCCATGGCGGGGCAAAAACGGCGCGCCGGACGGGCCGCGATACAAGGCACTCGGCAACTCGATGTCCGTGAACGTGATGCGGTGGATTGGAATGCGGGTCGAGAAAGTTGATGCTATTGCAAAATAAATATTGACGTTTCGTCGCGCCGCGCTATTCTATGCTTGTCGCAAACGAGGCGCAGCCTCAACCTTCGGGAGATGCCAATGACCCGCTCCGAAATCCTCAAAGCCGCCCATGAAGTCGCCCGCCGCGAGCGCAAGTATTGCGGATCGTACCGCGAGGCGATGGCGGAAGGTCTCAAGGCTGTGTACGCGAGCCTGCGCGCCGCGCCGGTCTCCACCGGGTTCCAGGTGATCGATCCGTGGTACAAGCGGCAGATGTGGTGCCCGCAGCGTCCAGCCGGTTGGGTGACGCTGTGAACCGCGATCCGATCCAGGTCCGCGAGGACATGCACGCGCCTCCCTTCGATCGCTATGTCGCGACATATGGCGATTGGGATCTGGGCGATCCGCAGGGCACGGGGTCGACGCCTGCTGAGGCGATCGCCAATTTGAAGTGGAACGCGGGAGAGGACGAATGACCTTCCATGTCGGGCAGAAGGTGGTTTGTGTGGACGATTATTTTGCCCCATCTGCGGTCATCCCCGGGACGATATTGCCGAAAAAGGGCGATGTTTATACGGTTCGAGAGCTGTTCCCATATTGGGGGTGGGCAGCCATTCGACTGCACGAAATCCACAACCCGCCGGGCACGTATCGGGATGAGGGGACCGGCGAGTTAGTGGAAGCGGCATTCCCGGCCTTTCGGTTTCGCCCGGTCATTGAGCGCAAAACCGATATCTCGGTATTCACCGCGATGCTCAAGCCGTCGAGGGTGCGGGCATGAAGGAATATCCCGTCCATGTCCACGTCTGGATCGCAGTCCGCGCCGGCGACCGCGAATACAGCCACTCGCGCAAGCTGGGCGCCACGGTGCTGAACGCCATCCGCTCCGCGCGGCAGGTGCAGAACGATATCCTTCTGATCGCCGGGAGCAAGGAAAAGGCGGCGGTGCATCTGCCGTGGCGGCTGATCGGGCAATTGAGAGGGAGCCAGCCGCAATGAGCGAAATGGTCGAGCGGGTAGCCAAAGCAATGGCTTTGGCTGATGGCGGCAATGCCTATTGGAAACCATACATGAGGGAAGCGCGCGCGGCGATAGAGGCCATGCGCGAGCCGACCGATAATATGAAATTCGTCGCGAGCAACACCTCCTTGGGGTTCAGCCCTGGTGACGTGGCTGACGGTTGGCGGCTCATGATCGACGAGGCGCTGAAGTGACTCCTCGCGAGATTAACGACGCGCGCCACTCGTTCGGCCTCGGGCGCAAGGATTTCGGCAGGCTGATCGGGTACAGCGGCGAGCCGCGGAATATCTGGGTCTCGGTCAAGCGGATGGAGACCGGCGAGCGCGAGGTGCCAGCTACGGTCGCGCGCCTGGTGCAGCTGCTGGTATGGTTCAAAGAGGACCACGGCCACCTGCCCGATCTCGACGCCGGCACGCGCGGGCCGCTGCGGATTCCTGAGAAATGGGAAATTAGCGCAGATTGAGAAGTTCACCGGCCATTTCGGCCACAACAGCAGGAGCATGGGTATGTTTGATGTGAAGTCGATCGAGAAAGAAGCGCAGGAAGAGCTCGCGAAGGAAATGGGGACGCAGGCCAAGCTCAAGATCAAGGCCAGCCTCCGGACGATCGCAATGGCGGAGCGCGCGCTGCTCAACGCCAGGCAGGAGCACGAGGTTCTGATGCGCGATATCGGCGCCGGCGACGTCGCAGCGGCCTGATGGCATTCAGCGGCGACCATAGACTCCTGTCCCGCCCTCTGCGCGTGCATTGGGCGGGGTGGGAGACTGATACCTACCGCCTGCAGAAATGCGGGTGGAAGATCAGTGCCTATCAGGATATCCGCGGCAACCGGCTGCAAATGGCATTTCAGCACGCGGGTGCCGGCATTGAGGGAATCACCGCTGAGTTGCCCTATCAATACGAGCGGGCGCTGGATATGCGCGAGCGCGCCTATGTCGACGGGATGGTGCTGCAGGTGCAGCGCATGCTGGGCGAGACCGTGATGATTCATCAGATGGGTGATGTATCGGCCATGTGGTCGCCGGTCGACGCGGAGCCGCGGTATACGCAAGCCACGATCACGCGCCTTGAGGATCTGGCCCATTTCGCCGGGCCGCTGATCCGCACAAACGAAATCATCGTGCCGGAGGAAAGCATCCCCGAGCTATTGGAGCGCATATTGAAATTGCAGCAGCCAGCCAGGATTGACCGGATCAAAGAGGAATTGCGCGGCGAGCGTCGGCCTGAGCAGAAATTCCACGCGCAAATCATCAGCTTGAGGGACGTGGCTTAGCCACGGAACCGAAGGAATAAAATAGTGTCCAAATATAGTTCTCCCGCTCCGACCCTAGTAAATCGGCCTGTCCTATCCTCGGGCACCGGGAAACCACTCCGATGATGCCTAAAGAACCGGGCCAGGTCGTATTCCTCAAATCGGTGAGGTGCAGGGAACTTCTGGAAGCGTTCTGTGCGGAACGCGGGGTATCGGTCGCCGATATCCAGGGTAAATCCCGCAACGCACAATTGGTCATAGCCCGCAGGGACTTCTGCCGCTTTGCCAACGCCAACGGCATCGGTTCCGTGCTTACAGGCAAAGCCATTCACCGCTCGGCCTGGACGGTGCAGTATCACGTCAACCCAGCCATCCGCGCCCGGCGGGACAAGTATAATACCAACCACCGGGCCGCCGGCCGCTGTATCCAAGCGCTGCTCGGAATGAGCAAGTAAGGAGAGGGTTATGGAAGCCTGGGCCCTGTTTATCCAGTTGAACTGCTCGGAACCGCGATTGCAGTTCAAGCCGTTTTATCAGCGGGTCATGGGGCACGAATATCCAGCGCCGAAGGGCATGGATATGGGGATGGTCAACAGCTTGGTGCTCGAGGGTTTCGCTCGGTACGCGGACTATATCGCGACCTATGCGGATAGGTGCCGGTTCGATCAGGTGGGGAAGTGATGCCATATCGCCCGATAGACACGGACCGGGCGGAGGCGCTGTATAAATTCTATGGGAGCTGGCGGCTGGTCGGAATGCAGATGGCGCAGGACGAGGGCCGGGAGACGATCTATCAATCCAAGTCGGTCGAGAACGCGGTGGCGAGAGCCAGGAAACGGAAAGAGGCATCAAATGTCGATTGTGGAACAAGCGCGAGCGGAACTTGAGCGGGTAAACTTCGGCGAGGGCGACAGCGCGGTGATGCTTGGTCTGCTGCGGACGTTCTTTGGCCAGTGGGACAGCGGCGGAGGCGTGTCGGTGGCCAGCGAGGTGCTGGCGCGCCTGATCGCTGGGCAGCCGCTGACGCCGCTGACGGGCGGGCCTGACGAGTGGCATGACCCGCTGGGCGACGGGCTCCTATTGCAGAACGTGCGCTGCGGGACCGTGTTCAAGTCGCCTGATGGCACGACGTGGGATGCCTCCGGGCCAGATCCTATCCCGGTCGAGTTCCCGTACAATCCAGCGACGCGCCAGGTTGAGATGCCGATTTATCAGGTGACGGTAGATGATCTGGTCCGGGCCGGCGTCGATCGCCATGAGGCTGAGTTCGTTCATGGCGAGCAATGGCCGGCAGGCGCGTTTGAGCCGATCGGCGACGCCGCGGCGCGGGTGGTCAAATCGCTGACGGTGGGCGCTGACGATACGGCGGGCAGCCTAAAGCCGGTTCGGGAGCGGGTTTCGGACGCGCTGGGCGGGCTGATGGCGCGGAAACCGACGGGAGAGAAGTAATGGAACCGCGGATCAGCGACGAGGAGCGGCGGCGGTTGAATATTCTGCTCGGCGGCGGCAGCGTATACGATGATCAGCCTGTGTGGCTGAGGTGGGTAATCGGGATCGCGCTGGTTGCGTGGTTCGTCCCGCCAACGGTTTTGGTGTTTCTCAAGATGGTTGGGTTAATCGGTAACCACTAGCGTTTGCGGGCGTTTGC